ACAATCAACGTCAAGAATGACGAGTGGTTTGAGGTAGGCGCTTTCGTTTATAAGCACTTCGATGAAATGTCAGGGGTATCCTTCCTACCGTTTAATGAACACACTTACCAACAGGCACCGTATCAAGAGTGTGGTAAGTCAGACTATGAAACTCTTTTGGCTACCATGCCTAAAGCTATTGACTGGTCAAGCCTGTCGGACTATGAACAAGAAGACAACACAGCTGGTAGCCAGACATTAGCTTGCTCTGGGGATAGCTGTGAGATCGTAGACCTAGTTTAACCAAAGCACCTGAGCAAGTGTATAAAAGGCTCGTCCTAATTTAAACCTAAAGGAGACAGCAATGCCCTATTTAAACCTAAAGGAGACAACAATGCCCATCGCAAACAAAGAGTTCAACCCATCAGGATCAAAAGAAGTAGATGACATCAAGGAGACAGCAATGTCATTCACAAACAAAGAGTTCAACCCATCAGGATCAAAAAAAGTAGACGATATCAAAGATGCAGCAGAGTCCTTGGCTCTTGCTATCCAACTACATTGTCCCAATGGCCCTCTGAAAGATAAAGCTATCTTGGACACACAGTCTGCTTCTATGTTTGCAGTCAAGTCACTGTTTATCTAATGTACATAATCATAACCCGTGACCAATGTAATTTCTGTGATGATGCTAAGGCTATGCTACGGGGTAGGGGGCTGGCTTATGTCTCCTACACCATCGGCTCCTCTAGTAGTCGGTGGCTCTTAACATTAATCAGACAAGCAGGTATGACAACAGTACCTCAGATCTTCAACCCACAAGGTGAGCACATAGGTGGCTACACCGAACTAAAGGAACTACTCAATGACAGCAGTACGGAAGAGTTTTAATCGAGCCTTATATGAAGCCTATGATGCACCAGCCCGTGTTGCCTTGGTCTCTTACTTAGAGGCTAAGGGTCATGTCATCGTTAGTAACGAAGAGAACTACAATGTGGATGTTGTATCACAGAAGGACGGGTTCACATACTTCAACGAGGCAGAGGTTAAGACAGCTTGGAAAGACGACTGGCCTCCACACTGGACAGAGATACGTATTCCTGAACGTAAGCAACGTCTCTTAGATAAGCACACAACAAAAGATATGTTCAGTGTCCTTAACTTCTACATCTTCAGACCTGACTTCAAACAGGCATGGCGGATTAAGGATACCCTGCTAACAAGAGAGAGTTTGAAAGAAGCTAAGGGCAGATACATCCAGAAGGGTGAGAAGTTCTTCCACATCCCTTACACTGAAGCGGAGTTAATTAAGCTATGAACAATGTAGAACCCCTTACAAAGCCTTCCAAGACACGGCGTAAAACAAACTACAAGGGGGCTAGTTCTAAGAAAACATCGGGTTTAGTTCCTCGAACAGATAAACAAAAGGAGTTCATTGATGCCTTATCTTCATCGTCTCAAGTATTTGTTCTTGGTCCAGCTGGAACAGGTAAGACTTACGTTACGGCAACGGTGGCATCGGATTTATATACGACTAAAACGATTGATCGAATAGTCATTACTCGTCCTCATGTAGCCGTAGGTAAGGAGCTAGGCTTTCTCAAGGGTGACCTTACAGAGAAGACTATGCCTTGGGCCTTGCCTGTATTAGACGTATTGGAGAAGCACCTTGGTAAAGGAACAGTGGAGACAGGGATTAAGAATGGTAACATTGAGATGGCACCTCTTGCACTTATGCGTGGGCGTAGCTTCGATAATGCCTTCATAATCGTGGACGAGACACAGAACATCACCACTCATGAGTTAAAAATGTTGCTCACACGGGTGGGGGAGGGTTCAACTATCGTTCTTAACGGAGATGTCCAACAGTCCGACCTGAAGGAGGCTGATGGCCTCTCAAAGGTTATACACTTAGCTAAGAAACATATGCTACCTGTACCTATCATTGAGTTTGGTGTAGAGGATATTGTCAGGAGTGACATATGTGCTCAGTGGGTCAAGGTCTTCATGAAAGAGAAGCTATAACAAAAGTAAAGCCCCTTGGATTTCTCCTTGGGGCTTACTCATTTAATAATTTTACTTACCTTTATAGCCTGAGGCTTTTATGGCCTTCCCTTGCTTCTCAGCTTGGGCCTTCGTTGGGTAGCATTTACCAGACTTACCCCATTTCCATCCGCCTTTGCACTTCATCACAGGCATTAGGCACTCTCCCCTACTTTAAAACAATTTGGTTTAGCATAGATACCATTGCTTATGAGGGTAGCAGCCATGTTAACTGCATCCTGCTCACACTCTAAACGTGTGTACCATAGGTTCTTCTCGTTACCCATAACAATACAAGACGAAGCCTCTAAGGTCTGACAAGCCATGACTACAGCTAACCACATTACCACTTCACCTTGTTAGCCCAATAGGCAGCTGACATCTTACCCTTGGCAATGTTCTTAGCATGACGAGCCTTGAAGGCTTTGTTCCTAGCTGTCCCATCAGGACTACCCTTGACACCCTTCTGCCCAAAGCGGATAGTCTTGATCTTGTCACCCTCTTTAGCAACAACAACATGCGATTTAGTCTTATGGCTAGGTGTAGCCTTAGGTTTGTTGAAACCTGATACTCCTGCTCGTTCTAGTCTTGGGTCTTTCTTAGCCATTACTTCATGCCACCCTTCATATCCATGTGGTCTCTCCCAATATACTTAATGTCATTCTCAATAATGGCTACACGTTGTTTGATCTTGTTGATCTCGTTGATGGTCATAGCCATACTCGCAAGTTCGTCCCAGATTTCCTCTAACTCGTTCCATATATACTCAAGTTCCGTTGAGTTATCCAGAACATCACGCTTTAGATTTACATTATCCTCAATAGCCATACGAGAACCTAGCTGACTTACTGTCTCCTCAAGGTTAGCTATTGTAGATGATTGTTGTGACACCCACCACACACCAGCAGCAAGCTGTGCTGCCATTGCTAAGACAAGGGCAATAGGAAGTTTGATGTTGTCCACTAATCAGCACCCCTATTTGATTCCATCATTTCACGAATGGACTTAATGTTCTCATCCATTCGGCCTAATGTTACAGCCTGAGACTGGATGATCGCTGCAAGACTGTTGATCCTAGCCTCATGTCGTCCAATGTCACGAGCATTCAGGTCAATAGCACTAGCTAGGCTAGACACATACCACACCAAGGCACCCGTCTGGAACAGAATGCCAACAAGAAAAGAGATTGATACACTTTTGTCTTTCATTTTACTTAGCAAACCCCGCACCGAAATATAGTCCAACGATAGCTGACACAATGTGTGTGTCCAGCGGTGTGATAACGAACCCTTGTGCTGACTGCCATACAATCTGCTTGTCAGGTCCAAACAGGAAGTTCCAGAAACCCCCTTGTACTTCTGTGTACCCTACAAACACGGGTACTTCTGGATACCACACAGCTACGAGCTTAGGTAGTACGATGATTGCCATTACAGCTGAGAGTGCTATGATCCTTCGTGTCCATGCGAAGTGTTTGTCTTTTGACCCATACTCTCTGGCTGTGTTGGTTGCTCCTATGAGCATTGCTTGTTGTTCCGCTTTGTTCTTGTTGTTCTGACCCCATATGGACATGACACCACCAAGAATAGTAGAGAAAAGCATAGTGATTAATTCTAAAGGAAGTCCGAACATTAGTTACCTCCAGTAGCTCTTGCAATAGCCTCTGCCTTTGTCACCTTACCGTCTTTGTTTACATCCATACCTTTGTTGGCCGCATAAGCCTGTCTGCGACCTTTATACTTATGGTCTTTGGCGTAGACAACATAGTCATCATCTTTTCCTACAGCAGCAGGGAAATGTACAGCCATGTACAGGTCACCAAAGTCCTTCATACGTCCCTTAAATCGTGTTAGATACTTCTCAACGAAGTCCATTTGATCTGATCTGTTTAAGAGAGCTAGATCACGAGAGGTTGTACCGAGGTCTTCAGCAGTAGTGGGCATAAACTGTATTAAACCAACAGCACTAGATGTACCAGAGATTTGGTCAGGAGCAAAGCTACCTGCTGTTTCAAACTGTATAACCCTAAGGAGATCCTCTTGGGTTACACCCACATTATTGGCTACCGTTTCTACCTTTGTTAAGAAATCAGAGTCTGCTGCTACATCTTCTGGTAAATTAACGGCTAGAACTCTGTCCTCTTGTGCTGGTCTAGCCTTAGGCCTTGGTGATGTTACGGGGGCCTCTGGTGTGACAGCAGGTACTACCTCATCTTTGTCCCAGAAGTTAGTTTGAGTAGGTTCTTCATCTGTTGCCTGAGGTAACTGGACAGGAATTACCTCGTCATTATCCCAAAAGTTAGCCATATTAGTTGCCTCGTTTGATTCTAATCGTGGGGTCAGTACCAACACGATAATGAGCACCGATAGGAACCATAGAATAGGCTTCTTCATTTGCTACACTCCAAGGATTATCTATGGTACCCTGTTCAACACGGGTCTCTGTTGTCACGGCCTCAGATGGACCAGTACCAATGTCTACCTTTAATTTCTTAGCTTGATCTTTAAAGAACTTCAATCGTGCAGGGATACCAGCAACGGTGCTATACTTAGCAGCCATACCTTTCCACAAGGAACTGTTTAAGATTTCAGTAGCAGCCTCAAAGTCAATCATTGATTGTCTATCAAACTCTATCTCACCAGCACTAGCCAGACGATTTTTAAGGAGTGTCCGTGCAGATGCACCTTCTTTCCATAAAGCCTCAAAATCTCCACCATAGTAACGTGATACTACAGCTGCAATCTTTTGCATCTGTGGATCAGTGCTATCAAGTAAAGTAAATGTACCCTTCTCAGAATCAATACCAATGTTAGGGATTGTCTGTGTCTTACCAGCTGCGATACGGCCCACTAAGGCTTGGTTATGTTGCAGTGCTGCACCCATCTGTGCTCTCAGGTTAGCTGCGATACGTCCACTCTCGCCACCAGCAGCTTCAAGGGCGGCAAGGCTGTTTAGATTTGTATTAGAAAACAGGCTATCCATGTACCTAGTAGACTGTTGTTCGTTCTGAGTGAGGGCAAACGATAAAGATGTGACACTAGAGGCATAAGCATTAACTGCCTCAGGAGTTGTTAGCCCAGACTTGGGCATGGAAGAGATGACCCCACTGTGGTATGACATGCTCTTTGCCCGTCTTACCAGATTTCTTTCTGTGAAAGCATCGGCTACTTCTGGAGGGAAGATAATATCAAGTGGGGGTACAGTTGGTGTTGTACCGTCACCAGATAATGCAGCACCACTAGGGGCTACACCCATCAACTCAAGAACAACTGGGTCTGGGTTTAAGGCTTTGTAGTCTACTGTCTCCGGTTTGTAATCAGAAGCAATAGCTTCCTTTAGGTCAGCTGTAGCACTTGCTGCAATTTGAGCCATAACCGCTGGGTCTTTAAAGGCTAGTGCAGCTAGAGGAGAACTTCCGTCTTTCAAAGCAATCTGAGCCATGAAAGTAGTAGCAGCTTCTGTTGCCCCCTTCATGTCGTAATCCTGTAAGGCCGTAAAGGTAGCATCAATTGAATCCAATCGACCCTTCATGATCTCCCATCTTTCCTGAGCCTCTTGACCAGCTGGTTTCTGGAAGGCTGGTTGAGATTTAAGCAAAACAAAAGCATCTCGTATTTGCTGAAGGCTTCTAAGATCGAAGTTACCACCAGCTTGTTCAACTCGTAGGGCTGCACCTACTGTAGCTGTAAAGCTATCCAGTGTTTTAATGTTCTGATCGTAACCAGTGTTCCAGTCTATGTTACCTTGGAGTGTGCCAGCATTAGCAGCTACTTGAAAGGCTGAATAAGTTTCTATTGCACGTTGCTCAGCTACTTCATTGGAGATACTTTCCCCATTTGCTTTTGCCTTTTCTATTTCTTGTTGAACATACCCTGCTTGAAAGGTTGGTGTGTTCTGAGTGAATTGGTCAATCTTAATATCTACCAAAGATGGGGCTTGTTTAGGAACGATGAAAGGGTCTGTGCCGATTGCCTGTATTACAAGAGCTTTCTCTTGGTCATTCATAGAAAGTGTAGCAAAAGTAGGACCATACTTTTCAGCTAAGTCGTCAGCACTCATACCTTTAGCTTTATCTTCTTGGGCTTTTCTGAGGTTTGTTATAAAGGCAGCGGAGTCTCGATCTGATTGTGTAGCTTTAGGAGCAGCGGTTTGTGCTCTAGCAAAAGAGGCACCTACATCCAACAAACCACCCACGACACCAGCAGCAATTGAGGTGTTCGAGATTTGTTGAACTGGTTGAGGTGCTGCGGCTGCACCCGATACGTTTTGGTCTAGTGTAAAGGGCATCTTATTCTCCTTGAGCAGCTTGTGCTGTAATTTGTGAACCTGCCGACTGACCACGAGCACGTTTAATTAGATCGGTCATGGTGTCTAGTCGTACAATGGCTCTGTATAACTTAGTTTGGTTCTCTATTGAGAAGCCACCGTCTTCTATCAGGTTAAGAGCATCATTGTAAAGCTCCTTACCTTCTTTTATTTTAGCAGGATCACCTGTCTCAATCAAGGACAAACCTTTAGATGCCCAAGTATCAATGCGTTTACGAGCATCCTTGAACTTAGCATCCTCTTTGTAGGAAATATCCTTGGCATCGTAGTGATTGAGGACTTTCATTGGGGTAGCACCCGCAATGATAGAGGATACAAAACCCAGATCAACCTCTTCCTCTGTAAACTCACCCGCAAGACTACGGCGTTTACTACGGTACTCGCCAGTTTCAATCAACTCAACAACTTTAGAGTAGATGTCTACCGACTTTACGTTACGCATCATCACAGTAAACTCTTCAGCTGCTACTTGGTTGTGTCCACCAAGCAATGCAGAAAGAGTGTTCTTTAGAGATGCCAGTCCTTCAGTACCAATCTGAACAGATGGACCACCTAATGTAGACCAGAGAGGGTCTTCAGCAAATAGTTCAGTGTATTGCTGCACAAGGCCACCCAAAGGAGCAATCCGTGTACCTAACGATACGTCTGTTCCTACACCTTGAGAGAGAACCCAGTCAAACAGGCCAAACTTTACAGCATTCAGGGCAGCTGTGGAGTTCTGATCCTCTGGATCAATACCCATAGCTACCATTGCAGCTGTTACTCGTGGAGGGAAACCCATACCCCGTGTTCCAAACATCACAGTGTTGGTTGCTACCATACGAGCACGTTCTGCTTTGGTTAGATCACGACCAAGCATGATGTTATCCAAGAAACGGTTGGTGTACGACATCCACTGTGTAGCTAGACCCAAGATCGGACCTTC